CGCTCCATTGCAAGCTTTCTCGAAGCAGTTTCTGCAGCAGATTTAATGTGCCAGAACATAGCCATATTACGTCCTTTCGCCATTGCCGATTCAAACGGAATGTTGTGCCGTTGTAAATAGGCGTGGAAACCCATCGCACCCAAGCCAATTGATCTCTCCCTTTCTGCACTATAACGTGCCTTCTCAAGCTCATTTGGAGCATGAGCAATAAAGTAAGTAATTACGTTGTCGAGCATTCGTACTAAATCTGGAATAAAGTCTGGATTGTTACTCCAAGAATCATACTCTTCCAGATTTACACTTGATAAACAACATACCGCAGTACGGTCTTCGTTTGTTGGCAGTGTAATTTCACTACACAAGTTTGACTGATGAACCTGTAGTCCAAGGTCTTTCTGACAATCAGGCAGTGCTTCCTGTACTGTATCACCGAACATGATGTAGGGTTCACCAGTTTCAACACGATTTTGAATCAACTTGACCCACAATGCTTTTGCACTGATAGTTTTTACAACATGGCCGCTATGAGGATCGACCAGAGGCCAACTATCATCAAACCCTTCGTGTTTAGTCGCACCTTCGATAAGCTCCATAAAGCTATCAGGAATAACGACACCGTGGTGTAAGTTAGTAGACTTACGGTTAATATCTCCTCCAGTTGGTTTTCGAACATCTAGAAACTCCTCGATTTCGGGATGATTCATCGGTAGATATGCCGCGTAGCTTCCCCGACGGGTAACTCCCTGAGAAAAAGCAAGCATTTCTGCATCAACTACTTTCATAAAAGGAATTACTCCAGTTGACTCAGAACCACTACTTGTTTTTGAGCCTACAGAGCGTACATCACCCCAGTACCCACCAACACCACCGCCAGCAGAAGACAAGAATGCATTCTCTGTGTAGTGTCCTGTAATTCCAAGTCTACTATCGTCTACATAATTCAAAAAACAACTAATAGGAAGTCCGCGCTTTGTTCCTCCATTACTCAGAATGGGAGTAGAAAACATAAACCATAACTTACTTGCATAGTCGTACAAACGCTGTGCGTGTGCTTCATCGTCTGCAAACGCTTCTGCTGCGCGTGCAAAAGCCTGTTGTGGAGAGCCTTCTCCACCTACAAGATAGCGGTCCTGCAGAGTTTTAATACTAAACTCAGACAGATACCTATCTCTTCGAAAATCAATGTCTATATTCATTTATTACTCGCTCAATATCTACAATATTGTCCTGACCTATTGCATCGTCACAAAAGGTCATTAAATCCATTAACTCGTAGTTCACGAGTAGTTGTTCGCCATTTGCATTCAATTCTTGAATGTATTTGTACTTACTATCAATTGGGAGGGCTTCGTAAATGTCCCAAGCAGTACCATAGTCTTGTATTAGCTGTACTGCTCTTTTTGGACCAATACCAGGAATGCCCGGTACATTGTCGCCTTTATCGCCTGTAAGACACTTCATCGAGATATACATATCAGGATCAATGTCATAGTGCTCATTCCAATTATCTAGTCTTACTTCTCTTCTTGTGACGTAGGAGAAGCGACCTACTTTTTCTTGAATCAATAGATCCCAGTCACGGTCACTCGAAATCAACCAAATATACTCTAAGTCGTACTTGTCTTTGTACTTTACGAGATGCGCTGCAATATCATCAGCCTCTACACCCTTATATCGCAGGACTGGGTAGTCTTCTGCGAGCAGGTCGAGGCTTGCTTCGAACTCTTCGAAAAACTCTTCAAAGGCGATTCTTTCTGCTTCTGATTGCTCAGCGAACTTATCTTTTCGATTCTGCTTATACTCGGGCGAGATGCCCTTGCGATAAGAAGAGGAACCCCAATCTGCGGTAACGATAATGTTCTTACAATCATATGACTTTGCTAAACTCTTTACTGTGCTTTGATAGTCGTATCGAAAGTCTGTGCGACCTTGATGCTTCCATCGAAACGCTAAATTTAATGCATCTACAACTAGAGTAGAGTTGGCATCATTGACCATTTTGTCAGTCAAATTAAACGCCACTTATAAACTCCACTTTTTCTTCTTTCAACCATACATCTGCAAGCAGAATGTAACAGCCGAGCCACTCTATGTACATCCAGTGATCTGTGAATTCCGGAAGAATATCAGTAACAACAAATACCGCTGACCGATTGTATTTGAAAAACAACAAAGGCTCCTGGTTTCCGCCTTCTGCTTGTTGTACTACTTTCTTCCACCATTTAATTAAATTGTTTGTTCTTGGGGCAGTGAATACTTTATCACTGAGAGGAGAACTTTCATAGTTTTTTACTTCAATGCAAAAACGATTTTTTGCGTGAGGTACATACAAGTCTCCTTTCAGGTAGTCAAGAGCACCAGATGAAGGTACTCTTTCAAACTGCAGACCAGTTGATTCTCGAAGCATATCTCGTACTAGATACTCTCCACGAGCCCCCTTTGCTCTACTATCAACCATTTAGTCATTACCCATTAATATCTCGCCAAGCTGGTCTAGTTTTTCTTGATATTCTGCTGCTTTTGCAAGCTCTTCTTCAATCGCTGCAAGTATATCAGGATGCTCGCCGATTCCGACGGGACTTTGCAAATATATCCTCACATTCGCTTGGTGATACTTTACTTTCCCGCTCAGATAGCTCATCAGGCTGTCTGCTATCATTTTCTTCATTATATCTCTCCTTGGTCATTTCCCAAATTAGTCTTCGACGGTTACTTTGCATACGTCTCGCGTGTCCCATTAATGTTCTAACCTACTTACATTACCTGACTTAACTACTTCTACTTTGTCGAGTAGAGGATGAGTCCAACCGTGGCTCACGACATAAGTATTTAAGTCTTCTCCCAAAAGTACCTCTACTAATTTTTCTCGTCCCGTTTCATCTAACACATTGATAACTTCATCAAGAAACAATATGTTGATTTGAGACTTCGATATACTACTCATCAATTTGCGTATGGCGATGAGAGTAGCTGTGTTCACCCTTGCCAACTCTCCACTAGAGAGAGCAAGAATATCCACAATGTTACCATTATCAGTGATTTGAACATTGAGCTTATCATTTGATACTACAAACTCCAAAGTAAAACGACCATCGGATAATTCTGCTAGATAGTGATTTGTGAGTTCTTCCAACTCTTTTACCAAATTCTCTATCTTATACGCCAACAATCCATTTGTGCTAAATGCCTTCTTCAATACTTCGAGATGGCTTGCAGTTGCACCTTCTAAATCAAGAAGTTCTTGTTGCTCAAAAAGCTGTTGCTCAAACTCCTCGGTTTGTTCGAGTACTACTTGGATTCTTGTGTTTCGTTTAGTGATTGCTTCATTTTCTCGTGTGAGTCGAATAAGTTCGTCCTTAGCAGTCTGTATTCTCTCCTGGATTCCACGAGCCCGACTTTTAAGCTCTTCAGGATCCAGTACAGATGCTGGAAGGCTGTTGTCAATGCTTCGAAACAGCTCGTGCCAATCACTTTCAATTTTTCTTGCAGCCGAAAACTCTGCATTGTCTCGTTTAATTTCTGATATTCTTCGTTCAATTTCATCTTGTCTTTCTCTTGCTTCTGCGACTTTTAATGCTTCCGCATCAATGAGTCCCTGTTTAAAAGAACTGTCTACAGTTTGCTCGCAAGTGGGGCAGTGATCTCCAAGTTTGCTCAGCTTGTCTAAGAGTCGCTTTGACCCCGCTACTGCTTGTGATAACTGTCCTGCCTCTGTTTGTAGACTATCATATGATTGTATGCTTGATACTTTACATTTCTGTGCTTCTTCGATATTTATCTTAGCGAGCATATCTTTGTAAGTATTATTCTGAGAAATTTTTCTATTTTTCTCAGAAATATTTTTAATTTCAATCATAAGAGTGGCGAGTTCTTGCTCGTCTTCTGCCGTCTCAATAGAAATTTCAGACACGGGCAGTATGGATGTATCACTCAATTTGTTATTTGCTAACCACTTTTCAATTGTCGCTATTTTCGATTCAATACTATTGAGATTTAGCGTACTCTTTCTCGCTTCTTCCTTGAATAAATCAAAGAGCTTTACATAGTGCTCTAGGTGAAGAAGATCAATGAGAAACTTCTTGCGGTTCGTATCCGTTGCAGTAAGAAACTGTAAACTGCTATTTGTGTTTTGGTATACCAACTGAGAGAAGGTTTTAAAGTCGATGCCAATAATATCTTGGAGTGTCTTGTATGTATTGGTAGCTGTATGAGAACTAATATCTTCTCCATCTTCCAGCAACTTAAGCTTAATACTAGACTTCCGATCAATAATGACATCATACTTTTTACCATCTTTTGTAAACTCAAGATGAATATGGTATCCTGCGTTTACGTATCTGTTGGGTATATCCGCCTTTTTAATACCCTTTGAGTTTTTGTTGTACAGGGCCTCTTCAATAATTAACGGTATGGACGATTTGCCCATACCGTTAGTGCCAAGAACTTGTGTTACAGTATTATTACTGAGGTCTAGTTCATTGTCAGGACCGTAGCTAAAACAATTACTCCATTTCAACTTTTGTAGCGTAATCATTAAATATACCTACTATTTCCGGTATCCGTGGTTCTGGTATTTCCAGAATATATGTTAGATACTCTACTAGTTCATCTTGTATGGTCATTTCTTTGTCTATGACAAGAGTAGCTTCACTACTGCGTTTGACCACTTTTTTGTCAAGAAGCTCTGTGTTCTTAACATTTGCAAGTTCTTGTATATCCCCTTCTATCTCATAAATCGTGTGATGCCAGTCTGTAGGTATCATCTCACTTGGGTCTGTCACCGTTTTACGAATTAACTGTGGTAATTCGAAAGGATCCCATCTCCACGACCAATCTCTTGGATTTATTAAGAGGTAGCCTGTTTCTACCTCATTTCGATGAAACGAAGTTGTCATAGGGCTACCAGGGTATACAATGTTACGTTGAGTATTGCTGTGTGCGTGAAGGTCGCCTGCAAAAACTACGGGAAAGTCCTCGAATCTGTCTAAGTCCACCTCTGGCTTGACGTGTGGAGGTATTTCTCCGCGAACATGAGTAAACAGAGGTCGGTCTGTTTTAAACAGTTCAATAGAGTTTTTACGGTGAAGNTCTGCATACGGCAGTACTCCAAATCCAAAGTCATTGTCATANTATGACATATCGACTACTTTTACGAGAGGATTTATGTCTCGACTTACTTTCTTCAATTGTGTGAAGAATGTTTTGTTTTTCTTTGTAGCTTCGTGATTACCGTCATAGATAAGAGTTGGAATACTCACATTCGAAATGAATGAAAAGTATAACTCCAACTCTTCCATGTTCGGCAGACGGTCAAATAAATCACCACCAATGATGTGCATATTGCACTGTTTTTCTAGCTCGTGTACTTGCTCAAAAAACTTTTGGTAACGATTTATGGCCCATTCACGAGGTACATTCTTTTGTCCTAGCTTGATGTGCCAGTCTGCCGTAAAGAGAATCATGACAAGTTAAACTCGTCTTCAATGCTCTCATCAATACCGCCTTCCGCTTCTGCTCGAATCTCATCGAGAAGAGTTTTTTGTGCATCTGGAGTAGGACGAGGCATAACATCATCCATTGACTTCAGGTCTGCAATTGCTGCCATCTCTGACTCAGAGAGTACGCGAGGCTTGCACTTCAGTACTTGTAACTGATACTCTACATTGTAGGGTAAAGGTCCAGTCTTTACACGCTTGAACTTGACGTCCCAGCCTGTTTCTGGGTCAGTAGGGTCGCCCAAGTCTTCTGCTGCAGTGAGAATAGCTTCAAAGAGCTTCTTCTTGAGATTGATGATTTTTACTTCACCATTGTCAAGACACTGCATTGCGTAGCTCCAACCACACTTGAGGTCGGGATAATACTCACGAACCCAATCTTTCTCGAGGTTGTTAAAACGCTCTTCGTTACGGTCAAAAGAAAGACATTCAAAAGGAATGTTCTTGCCGTTCTTACCTTCTAGCCAATATACATAGCGAGCGAGTACGTCTCCAACTAAGCGAACTTCGTTGTCTCCGTCTCGGTATGCGTATGAAGTGATAGATGATTTCTTTGCGCCGCCAGCGGCTTTGTTAAATGATAGTGCCATTAGTGTATGTCCTTTTCGTTGACTTCTTCGTATAGAAAATGAAGTCTATCATCTTCTATACGTAGTAGGCTGTTGTCGTAAAATAATTCCACTGGTATCTCAACAAGGTCAAGATCCAGAGTAGTGTCCCCAGTTATTGCATAATCCGCGAACGGACGTAAAGAAGCTAACGCAAGATACTGGGCTATCTCGCGAAAGCTATGCTTATAAGCATTGTAGAGTAATACATCAGGATGTACCAAGAAGGATGTTCCAAGAAAACTCTTTGTTGAAAATTTGTAAAGTTTATCATACTTGTTTTTTGGTATCTCTTTTAAATACATCATTTTAATGATAGCAAACATATCGCTACCTTTACCTTGCGATGCATTAAAGATCTTTTCCCAATCGTAGAATAACATATTATACTCTCATTTGAGGCATTTGTCAAGAAGTATTTTTCTACGTTCAAAGCTGTTTAATAGAATAACCTTGCTTCATGTAGTAGCCCATTCTGTTGGATGCCTGTCTTTGTGCTGTTTTTCCTTTTAGATGAATGTCAATTATGACCGGATCTTTCTTACCATCTTGCTTACGAATAACTCTACCGATGAGCTGAGTAAGAAGAGGCTCATTATTGATAGGAGTAGCGAGAATGAGGCAACTAAGAGTGTTAACTGAGATGCCCTCACTAAAAATTGCTTGAGTTCCGTAAAGTACATTTTTATCTCCGTACAGTATTTCATCTATGAGTTTTTCTCTATCCTCATGTGCGACCTCACCCGTAACACATATAGATTTCTCACCAGTCAGTTCGGCGCAGCTCTTCAAGAAATGAACTCGATCTGACACCACAAGTACCTTGTGTCCTCGTGCCGAATATGCTGCTGCTAACATCGCAACAGAGTGGCGATACTCGTCGTTATTTGCGATTGCATTGACTCGCTTAGCCCATGGAATGCTCGCTCCATCGGGAAAGCGAACTTCACTTCTGTAAATGTGAATGGTTGGCGTGAGGAAATTCTCTTTCGGTGGTTTGAAAATATTCGGGCTGAAGTAGTCTCGGAAGACAACGTGTTTTCCGTCCTTGCGTTCGATAGTACCAGAAAGTCCAATCTTATACCGAGCGTGAGAAGTATCAATAATTTTGGCGAATGTTGGCGAACTAACGTGGTGCATTTCATCTAGTATGACCGTCCCGAACTCTTTCCTGATCCTGTCAATGTTACGATAAAGTGTTTGAGTATTGCCAATAACCACAGGGCTGTCGGTATCAAACCTACCACTACCAATAATACCTGGACTAAATCCATAAACTTTCTCTACTTCCTTTGCCCATTGATTACGCAAAGGAACCGTGTGGGTTACCACNAGTGTTTTTTGTCCGAGNTTGCCCGCAATAGCGAGACCNGTGAAAGTTTTACCCCAACTCACCCACGCGTTGATGATACAGTTATCGTCGAGTTCGTCGTAGACGTCTTGTTGGCTTTGCCGTAAATCAAACTTAAACTNAGGAAAATCAACAGGAACACACAAGCGTTTCTCAACAATTTCATAATCATTCGGTATAAGGTCCGTTCGTCCGATTGGTATAGATACCAGATTTTCGCGCACCCGCTGCAGNTTNTTAATAATCTGCGGAGGATCGTTGGGGTTTTGTGGTGCTATCTTATACGTAAGCTCGTCCGAGAGCGCNTTTCTTTGCTCTGGAGTTACTTCCATGAAGATTCTGTTGCTCAGTACTGCTTTCATCGTATAATACACACCAATATCGTGGTTTTTCTTTTGTGACGCATATTACGTTACCGTACATCGGCGTACACTCTTCTACAACTTCAATACTGCTCTTCCAATCTAAACAAATACGATCATCAGTTACAGTAGTACAACCAGCTACTAAAAGTAGCGGTAGTATTCTTTTCATTTGTCACAGTCCTAGTTGCTCCTTGGCAACAATGTAGCGTTTTACAAAATTACTACGGACTATATCGTTAATCTCAAAGTCAATTACATCAAACAGCTCTGTGGCTTTCAGAATACGAATAAAGTCTCGTAATCCGTTTTTCTGTAAGTCAGCTTGGCGAAAATCTCCGCAAAAAATGACTCTACAGCCTTCCCCCACACGAGTTATGATACTGTCTAACTCATGAAAAGACATATTCTGACATTCATCTACGATAATTGTAGCATTTCGTAAAGTGACTCCACGAATGAAAGAAGTTGTCATAAAATGTACCAGTGCTTTTGTTTTCAATATCTGGTACGCATCTCCTCTTTGAAATAACTCTACACAAATATCTTTGTAGGGCTCTTCATATACAGAAGCTTTTTCTTTTTCTGTTCCAGGAAGAAAACCAATATCTCTTGTTGGAACAGCACTACGAATGAGTACGAGTTTGTCATACTCACCTTTAATCATATCATCAAACGCAAAATAGCACGCTATAAAAGTTTTTCCAGTTCCTGCGACCCCGTGCAGTACCATATTCTTGTCACTTTCGAATGCTCGAAGCTGATTCTTAGTGAGTGGCTCAATCTCTTGCAACTCTAAGTTTGCACCTTGTAAAGTTTTAGATTTTTTACGCATAATTTATACTTTTCTTCGAGTGTCGTCACGACGGTCTTCAGAGTACTCGTATAAGACCCAGGGCATGGGCCCGTAGTGTAAAACTCCAGCATACCGCATTTCTCCTGCTGGAGGCCTTGGAATAACAAAAGGTTGTTTTACGCCATCTAACTTCAACAACGAACAAGTATCCTTTTGCACCACTGACTTAATCTTGTAGTACTTTAGCTTACAAAATTCAGTCTTTTCGTAGATAAACGGAGTACCGTTAGTATCTATAAAATGCTTTTCTTTTGATTTAAGTATCCCTCGAAAGTTATCAATCTGCTTGTTGAGGGGATGAAAGTTTTTATGAGGGCTTTGTAAGCGACGAATGCCCAAAGTATCCCCAGACATATTCCTATCATCTACTATGTCTCCGTCTAAAAACAATAAACCATCCTGCCGCTCCCAATTACCGGAGGGCAGAATGTAAACTGGAAATTTAATTTTATTTAAATTTTTATACTGTATCACCATACAATTTGGTAAACTTTCCCATTGAATAGTCTTCGTCGATTTCAAAGTCACATCCGACGGGAGCGCCTGGGATACTAAGTCCTCGATCCAATTGTACAAAGTGTAATAACTTTTCGCAATAATGTTCAATTTCGTCCTCTGGTACTTCGGCAAGAATAGAGTCATGTACTAACGCAAAAATGCGAGACTTCATACCCTTTGCTTTGATATACTCTCCCATATCTATTGCGCCAAGGAGGTTAATATCGCTAGCAGCAGACTGAACCAAAAAGTTAAGACCAGACCGAACGCTATGTGAACGGATGGCTGCATCCGTGGATTCAACGTTGGGGAGTCTACGCTTCCTACCAAAGTAAGAATAAATGAACCCATTCTGTTCAATAAATTTTTGATTATCATCAATCCACGCCTTTAGTTTATGGAAGGCTTTGAAGTAGTCACTAATAACTTCTTGGGCTTCCTGTTTAGAAAAGTGTTTTCCGCTATCTTTTGTTACTTGCTCACTGATTTTTGCAGGTCCAGCACCATACATAATACCAAACGTTACTGCTTTTGCAGCTTGGCGTTTATCGGGATACAGCTCTGCTACTTGTTCTACTTCGCAAGGCAAGCGAAATACTTTGTGAGCAATCGTACTGTGAAAATTACCTCCACTGCGGAATACATCCATAAGTGCTTTATCTTGTGCTAGAATTGCCGCAACATACACTTCTGCTGTCGTCAAATCCATCGCAACAATCTTGTGTCCTGGTGCCGCTTTGATACAACCTTTTACGGTAGGATTGTCCCGAGGCAACTGCTGCATATTAAGTTTACCGCTAGAAGAGAGGCGACCGCTAGTAGTACCGTGAAGGTTAAAGCCAGTACGTAAACGAGAATCCCTATCGAGCTGTGGTATGATTTTATCAAGGTAAGTATTCTTGATTTTTGACTTTTGTCGTATATCCAAGATCCGTTTTGGTACATCGCTCTGAAGCGAGAGTTCTTTGAGCACTTCCGCGTCAGTAGAATCTGCGCCCGTACCAGTTTTCTTTCCTGTTGGTGCAAGACCAAGATAATCGAAAAGGAGACTACGAAGCTGCATAGTACTATTAGGATTAAAAGGTTTTCCATTTATCTCTTCAAACCTCCGTATTTTGTCATTTTCATACAAAGCAGCGATTGCATTATCAATATCTCTCTGCATTGCATCCTGACCTACGTACAGGCGCTTGCGGTCAAACGGAACACCGTTGTCCTGCGTATCAATCAAAAAGCGAGTACCAGGAATAAGAATGTTATCATAGACCCACTTGAGTTTTGGATTTTGTTTAATTTTTACAAATTTTTCGTAGATAAGAAACGTACACAAAGCATCCATGCCTGCATACGTTTTCATTACATCAAAAGGAATATCTCCCCAATTGAATTGATCTTTGAGAATACCGTTTTCTTTTCGGTATTGGTCAATCCAATCATACATTGGCTTCTCGTAGTCGCCATAGGGAGTAAACTTCATTGTAAGTTGTTTGAGGCCATGTCCTCCGGGATTCTCGTCTATGAGGTAATGGAGCAACATGGTGTCTTCGAAGTTCGGAAACTCGAAGTGAAAGTGGTACTCAAAGAACGCCATATCGAACTTGGCGTTGTGAAATACTACTGTTTTCTTGAGGAAGAGCTCACGAAGCAGGTGCTCAGTACGCTCAGAAAAACAATCGGTATCAATATAGGCACCAGTAACCCCATCGTAACAAAGGCTAATGCCGAGCATATAGCCATCCCGAGGGTAGAGTCCGGTAGTTTCTGAGTCCAGTGCAATGTATTCGCACGGGTGCTCCAATGCTGCTTGGATGAATTCATTTGCTTTCTCCGTATCTTGTATACCGAAGGCGATGGATTCATCAATGACTACATCTTCTTTTTCGCCAGCGATATACTCTAGGATGCTCTGCTTACCCTGTTCCCATACTTTTTTGGCTTCAGGTTTAAATGCGAGCATCGCAGGGTTAATAATAGGCAAGTACTTGCCNTCTACTTTTTTCCCAGAGTATTCCGTNACGGAACTTAGTTTTGTGAAGTATTTCATCGCATCACTACCNACAAGAATAACCCAATCATAATCGTCTGGGTTCATATCAATGTCGCAGTCACGCTTCAATACTTTCTTAATATTAGGATCAGAGCACAACTGGTACTGGTCAAACTCCAGACCGTCGAACTCTGCAGAAAATCTTGTTTTACTGGGTTTGGTTTCTACTAATGCAACCTTAGGCATATAATTTATCTCTTAGTTTCTTTACTTGAGTTTCAGCTAGTGCACCCGCATCCATGTTTTTGTCGCCAAAAGCAATGTTGCGTGTATCGAATCCTACTGATTCACATAGCTCGCGTACTTTTACAGCCTGTCCCTGGCCCGCTTCATCATTATCGAGAAAGATGTCCACACCTTCCACGCCCGCTACAGCGAGTACTTGTAACTTTTCTTCTGTTACATTCTTTACTCCAAAGCAACATACCGCATTCGGAAGTCCTTTGTCGTGTAGATTCATTACATCAAAAATACCTTCTACAAGAATAATTCGCCCTTGTATTGGCTGAACTACAGGAAACAAAGGCATCTTTGCTCCGGGAGGAGTGTTTAGATACTTTGGTTGTTGGTCTCCGGTAGTTCTTGATTGAAATGATACTATTCTTCCAGTACGGTCACGCACTGGAAAACAAATACGTCCTACAAAATCCTTGCCGGAGTGTATGAACGCTTCAAATTCTTTGTATGTTGCAGGGCTGATACCTCTCCAGTTTCCTACATAGGGAGCATATCCCTCTGGCATTTGTAAACCCACGCTTTCAGCCCTTACTTCGTCAATCTTCTTCTTTAGGAGCTGACGCTTGATTTCCATTTTGTTTGCTTTTTCTCCAAAGTGAGTAAACAAATTACCTTTGTACTCACAGGAAAAGCAGTTAAATATGCCAGTTACCTGGTCAATACGCATACTAGGATTTTTGTCAGGATGCTCTGGATTCAGGCAACTAACAACAAAATCTTTACCTTTTGGAATGTATGCAATATCTTTTTGTCTAAGTAAATCTTCTACGTTCAATAGCTTTCATCCACGCCGAATCCCGCAGATGCAAGAGCATCTCCGTCCCAGTCGTCAAGATAGTTTTCGCCATCATAGTAATCGTCTTCTACTTCTCCGTTCAGCATTTCGTCACAAACATCTTGAGCATACTGATAGTAGTCAACGTGCTCATCGTCAAACAAATGAAAATACTTTGAAAGACGTGCAAGTACTACATCAGCGTGTTCATAGTCGCCAAGGTCCATGTCTTTTTCAAGCATATCAAATAAGTCTTTAATTTTAGGGGCTAAACGTTCGTTCATCGTCTCATCCTTGCTATGTCTTTCATTTCTTGTTCGTTGATGATTGGGACTGCGTTTGATTTGTGCATTGTCCCGATACCTTTAACCAAGGATCCTGTATACTGCATCGGGTCCACCCGAGGGGCAGTTCCAGTTGTGTCGGAGGCACTTGCGTACTCAGGGGTTTCTCGTCGATAAGGCTCTGGAGCGTTTGATTGAACTGCTCTGATAGTTCGTCGAGAGCGGCGAGTACTGCTTTTCTTCTTTCTACCACTTGTTGTATGCTGAATTGATCCATAAAACATTCCCATAAATAAAAATCCCCGATGATTGAAGTAGATATTATACAGCAATCAGCGGGGATAGTCAAGAATTATTTTTATCAGAGGTCGTCAATTTCTTCATCAGTTTTGTGTGAACTAGCTTCGCGCTCTTTTGGAGTCAAAGCTGTATCCGGCCCCATTTTCAAAGACTCCCAATCCATTACTGAACTAAAAGACTTCATACTAGCGGCTCTCATTTTCACACAGTTAAAGGTGATGCATTCGTCTTCTTGATCCCACGTTTCGAGTGCATAAGCTGCATCGGCGGCATCAAGAATGCCTTTTGCGAAGCGGGCTTCGCCGGTTGCATCGGTTTGGTAAGGAGAGAACACTGTGCATTCATACTCCTGTGCCATAGCTTTTAACGCTTTAGAAACTTCAATCTGCTCAGTCCAATCGTACTGCCCTCCTCGTGAGGGTAGGTTAGAGCGTTTCACTTGGTTGATGTAGTCTACAATGATAACACCGGCATCTATTTTGCTGACTTTTTTATCCAGCTCAGCCCGAATCTTTGCAAGAGTAAGTCCAGGGTCGTAAACAACATCCAACTGTTGAGTCGGGAGAAGCTCATGTTGGGTAGTAAGTTTACGGTGGAACTCCTGAAAGTCTCGGTTATCTTTGTATTCTTTCATCCGCTCTTGACCTTGCTGGAAGCGGCTCGCCCACCAGCCAGCCACTTTCTCCCACTCGGTCACAGAAAGATTCTGTGTTCGTAGTCGAGAGTAGGGCACTCCAGTAGCGATAGAACAACACCGTTGCAGTATTGATCTACTATCCATTTCGATCGTGAAATAAATAGCTGAACGACCAGATTGAAACACGTTGTTCGCAATATTTGCACACGTAAGAGATTTACCAGAACCTCTGCGTCCCCCAACCAGAACCAAATCTCGGGGGGAGAACTTGATTTCGTGGTCGTACTCTGCGTTGAGGCCAAGACCGATATACTTACTAATCTCTTCTTCTGGCTCAAATAGCTCAATACGTTGCATACTTTCTTGAGGAACTTCAAGGTCAACTTTGTCCTCAATATCCAAAACAATCTGATGAAGCTCTTGCACTGATTCTTCAGCAGACGAAAAGACTACTGAATTATCAATGTAGTTGTCAAGAGAGTTAAGGATTTCTTTCTGAGTATATTCATTCTTTAAGTACTCAAGCAAAGCACCGGCATCAACGTCTACATCGACAGCTTCGATAGCGAAGACTTTGTCTCGGGTAGGTGCATGACGGATGCTTAACTTGAGGTCGTCGAACGAAGGGAACTCATGAAAGGTTTCACAGTGCTTGTCAATTTGACCATAAAGCGTGTGATACTCTACAGGCAGATACTCTTTACGCAGATAACTCCACGTTTCAAAGTCTGCCGTAGCAATACACTGCTTTATTAAAGCACTGGAAATATTCAATTAAGTTCCCCCGAACACGAAAAAGCTGGGTGCGAGACCCAGCCGCTTACACAAAAGTGTAATTACTGTGACTTAGCTGCTTTAGAAGCGCCGTCGTAGTCAGCAGCAGTTAGACCACGGCGAGTCAACATAGTCTTTACGCCGCGAGCTGTTTTACCAATTGCTTCTGCAATTGCTTCAACAGTCATTGATGCAACATCAACATCTGCAAGAGGATCTACGTTAGTAGAACCCTTGGTGCTTTCTTGACGAGGAATCGCTTGGATGTCGCCAGAACGAAGCAGGCTAAGAGCCTTACCACGGATGCTGTTTACAGAACGGTCAAGAGCTTCTGCGATAGCTTCGACGAATGCACCGTCGTTAACCATTTGAACAAAAGTAGCCTCTTCAGCTTCTGTGTAAGTACGTACACTCTCTACCTTAGGAGCAGGAGCAACGTGACCAGTCAGTTCCATAGACAAAATCTTGCCCTGGATTGACTTAGGTGAGAACTCACCGCCTTCGAAGTGCTCAGCGATTTGAGCATATGTGTACTGACCAGAATTGTCAGTAACGAAAGCACGGAGAGTAGCTTCTTGAGTCTCAGTGAACGAACGTCCACCTGCTGCAGAAGCGAGTTCTACGTCGTAGCCCATCTTTCGCAATTTGCTAGAGATAGAACGAGTAGAAGTTTCAAGCGAGTCTGCTGCTTCTGCAACAGTAGCTTGTGATACAGGCGATTCGTCGCCTACAAAGTTAGTGAGCGCTTCAGTACGCTCATCGGTCCACTTAGGAAGTGCCATATTAGTTCTCCAAAAAAGAAATTAGGTCTGTAACTATAGTTACGCCAGTGTCTCTGGCTTGTCTAGTTTTTGCGGATTCAGTTCCGCCCTCATTAACGAGGTGTGTGACTTGCTTGGTTAAACTGGATTTTACATCATATCCAGCCGCGTTCAAGGCCGTAGTAGCTTCGGCTTTCGACTTGAAACTCTTCAGTCTACCTGAGATACACACGGTTCCTTTACTCACAATTGGTAAGGAAGGAGTGCTAGAAAAATACCAACTACAGGGAATATGTTCCTGAAAGTAAGATAGCTCATTCTCCATCCATTCAAGCAAGTTATGAGTAGCCTTTGGGCCTAGTCCGGCACGCTCACAAGTGTCTGCATTTATGTTAGTAATATGAGATACAGTCTCAGACAGCTTTCGTGTTGCCGTGTTTCCAATTAACGGAATGCCAAAGGCAGGCAAAAGGCGCTCAAGCGGAGCATCGAACGAATTCAATATCTCCGACATGAGCTTTTGTGTCACTAACTCAGAACCCAACGATGCTAAGATACTTTCCTCCGTAGAGGTGTAAATATCGGACGGGCACGTCCAGCCAAGTTTACGAATAGATGCAGGACCGAGACCCTTTATCTTCATAGTCTTGGCAAAATGTTCAACTGACTTATAAGCCTGCTCACCACAAGTGGTCGAACGGCAATACAATAAATCATTTTCCCACACAAGCTCACTGTCACAAGAAGGACAATGTGAAGGTGCAAAAATAGATTGAAACATGGACTACTCCGAATTAGTGAATGGATATTATACGACAGAATTTACCTGAATGTCAAGAACTATTTTTCTCAACGTCCACGCGACGGACGATTCGTGGAATAATCTCACCACTGCGTATAACTTCTACTGAACAACCTATTTCTAGGTTAAGAGAGCGAATGTACTCGATGTTATGTAGAGTTGCGCGGCTCACAAGCGCGTTCCCACTTCGACTGGGCGTAAGATAGCAACTGGGCTCACAACCCCTGACTTGCCTACCTGCCACACAACATCGAGTAATTCTGTAATCACCCCATCCTTTTGCTCTTTAAGAGCCCAAGCCCCTCGGGGGTGGTGAGCTGTATATCCCATTCTATAAAAGGCTTCATAGCTATCTACTCTAAACACCTCGCCATCCGTGGGATAGCCAGTTGCATCGAAGTGAGTGATAACATGAAAGCCGTTCTGGGCCAAATGGTCCATCGCTTGAGAAAGACGCTCGTACTCAACACCTTGAATATCGTATGCAACAAAGCGCAAGTCTTTGCCACGAGTACGAAACTCATTGTAGTCTTTGAGATTGAGCGACCCCGCTGCGAAGTTGCGAGCATTTGGGATCGTATCGGGCGCTACGACCTCACCAGTAATTTGGATTTCTCCTTTGATACCGATGACATTAGGCACTAGCTCTTCCATCTTCAATGTGATATCACGACCAAGCTGGCCGTCACCACGAGTCAATGCTTGAGCTAAGTGGCCGTTGACATACTGCAACGACACTGCCGCCCCATCCAATTTAGGAGTACGCACCAAAGGTGACGTAGTACACTCTATGTCACTTAGATTAAACACCTTTTGCAGAGAGTACATACGATACATATGAGGAATACCGTCAGTTACCTGATAGCCTACCTCTTCGTATCTGTACTTTCGTGCTAACGCATCAAACTCTTCGTCCGAGAGTATCGGAGTACCAGAATAATACATTACAGATGCTTTTTCTAAAAAATGATGCATATAGTTCCCTCACTGAATAAAGTATATTATACAGAAACAAGGAACAAAAGTCAAGAACTATTTACGTATAAGTCCTTGATTAGATCAAAGAAGTGTTCTTCTATGATTTCCTTACTTTCTGCGAGTGATAAGATTTCTACTAGCCCGACGAAAAGATTGCGTGAGTTATCAAAGTCCAAAGGCATTGATATACCTTCCTTACTAGGCTTCCACTCTTCATTGAAATCTAAGTAATACTTACGCACACCTAGATACTCAATACCACGAAAGGTTGAGATAGTAAGCCGGACTTGCGTCTCCTTTGCTTCATCATAATGAATTACTTTTTCATATACTTCAGGCGCTTGGTATAGTTCCATCTTAGTCTCCATTCTTGAGAACAGAGGCAAGAGGTACTACACTCGTGACGTTCTGAGGTTTAAGTAAGCGAAAGGAGTCGGTGTCCCAACAAAAAAGCAAAAGAGTCTGTTCAGATTCCTTTGCTCTGTTTTTCTTTTGCTGAATGTAAGGCGTGCTGAAGTCCAATGTACAAACATTGTATTTCAACTTATTACTGTTTTCACTACGATACGTGATAACAGCATCACCGTACTCATCGACGAGCCGTGCTAGTTCTTCTTTTTTCACAAATGCTCCTAATGAAGCGGGTTGGCAGAATCTTCTTCCGTGCCGACTTGCTTAGGACTGTGAAATGGAGGACTTACATCAATTGGCAATACGCGAGATGAACGCCTCCTAAGAATTAGCTGTTAACTGCTGCAATAACGCCTGCAAAGTACATTGCTGCTTTGCCAGTCAACTTGCTTACGATTTCTTCGTCAACTTCTTGACCTGCATCTGACAATGCTGCTGTA